GATCTTCAAGCCCTTAGAGCGGACACCTTCAGCGGCATCCATCGCTGGATCTTCTGCGGGTGGATCAACCTTGGTATTGGCCTGTTTATAGCCATTCAGAAGCTTCACAATCTGACGTGCGCTGCCGTTCTCAATGGTTTGCATTGCTTGGGCTTTCTGAGTTTCATCAAGACCATCAACCCACCCCTTGAACTCAGGGCTGGCAGCAACATCCATGAAGTCTGGGTGAGCATCGGCAATCGACTCGTAATGACTCTTTGCCTTGTCACTGACGATCTCATTGACCAAGCCATCCATCTCACCCCTCACCTTGCCAAAGCGCTCATCAGCGGCCTTACCAGCGATCTCTGCGGCCTTGGACTCAATCAGCACACCCAGCATCTTGGTGAAGTCTTCGCCAAAGTCATTGGAAAGCGTCTTCATGGCCTGATCAATCGTCAGCTCACCGCTTTCAACAGCAGCGACAGCCTCTTCAACGGCTTCAGTAACACCAGGCTCGGCAGCTTCTTTGGCCGGGGTTTCACCGGGCTCAGACATCTCTGCTGGCGACTGCTTCAGCGCATCCTCGCGGGCCTTCAGTTCGGCTTCACGGGCCTTCAAGCGGCCTTCCCAAGACTTTTGGCGCTGGATCTCTTTGGGATCTGTTGGTCCTTCTTCTTCGGCAACAGGCTCAATCGCCACCACCACAGCAGGAGCGCCCATATCGCCTTCGACTTCAGTACCAGCCTCGGCATCTGCGGCAGGTTCTTCAACCTGCTCTTCTGCGGGCTCTTCGGTCAGGCCAAAGGTTTCATCCTCTGACATCTCTTGCTTTTGCGGTTCGTCACCAGCAAAAGCTGCTGCGAAGTCTTCTTGGTCCTGTTGGACGCTTTCGGGTGTTGCCATGATGTTTTCCTTTCACTGGCCTTGTTAAAGCCCGTGCGGGCTCTTGAACTATCCCGTTGCCGGGGGTTAAGAATCGTTAAATCTTTGGCACGTCTTGACTGTCATTGGTGAAGACGTTGCGCAGCATTGACACCTGCTTCAGGGCTGACTGAAGCGCCACAAGCCCTTCAGGGCGCACATTGATCAGGTCTAGGCAGTAGCAGTCATACAGTGCATCCAAGAGCGCTACAGCGTGTTTTGACACGTTTGAGCCCTTGTATTCGCGTACCGTGAGCGATGCTTCTTTCAGTGCGATGTAGGCTTGCTGTTCTTTGTCCATCAGTCAATCACCGGGGTTTCAATGCCTTGCTGCATGCCTTCATGCGGGCCTTGCATTTGAGGCATTTCTGCTGGCAGTTGTTGAACTGGCGGACCGCTCAACTTGTCGATGCCGACTTGCGGGGTCTGATCAACCCAGCCGTTTGACTTCAGAATCTCGTCAGCTGCTGGTGCAATGAACGGTGTTTGCGTCACAGCGCCGCCAGCTTGAATCGCAGAGAACACGCTGGCAATACGTGTGTCTGTGGTCTTTGCCATGATCATCTCGACTTCAGCCGTCGCCTTGGCAGCTTGTGCTGTCAGTAGCACCACCTTCTTTTCAAGCTCTGCCAGCATCAACTGCTGCTGGGCTTGTTGAAGCTGTTGCTGCTGCTGAATGGCTTGGTTGTTCTGCTCTGCCAGTACCTCTTCTTCAGTCTTCACGATGTCCGAGAGTTCATGCGCTTCTGCACGTTGACGCAGCAGAGCATCGCGCTTGATGAAGGGGCCATCCAATGGATTGGCAACCATCTGGCTGAACTGGTCCAGCTGCTGGGCACGCACTTCACGCGCCACCAACGATGAAGACCCACGGGCACGGACATCAAAGTCGCCCTTGATGCTGTTATCAGGGTGGAATTGCATGTTCCAGCGATACATGGCGCGAATAAACGGTGTCGTGATGCCGTCATCCCAGCTGCCGATCAGATCCTTGATCATTATGTTGGCAGCGCCCATCAGCATGGACATGCCAGAAGCTGTACCTGCTGCGCCTTGGCTGACGTTTTCACCAGTCATGTAGCGCGGCACTGCGGACACTTCATCCAGGTTCTGCTCGAAGCGGTCAGCCAGACCAGCCAGGTTCTGTAGGTTGCTGGGCAGCTCGATAGCCCTCACAGCAGGCACACCGGGCTGCGAGCCATTGCGCAAAAACACCTTCCACGGATGCAAATCTGTGGGGTCATCCATGTTGGACAGCAGACTGACATTCACCTCAGCCATTGGGCCAGACGTGATGCCTGCGTTGTCCAGCATCATGCGAGTCGATGCGTTCAACATCGTCTGATCGTCACGCAGAATCGTTGCCAAGCCATCACCAAAGATGCTTGTCTCGTCTTTGTCAAGATAGTAGATGTGATACGGCCATGTCACGCCGTTAATCGGCTGCAAAACCGCCTTGATCACCTCACCATTTGGCAATAGCCACACATTCGAGAAAAACGACTCATGGCAGCGGTCTTCATCGACCTCGATGCCGACTGATTTCAGCTCTTCGCCAAGCAACCAGCCCCAACGCTCCAAAATCTCGAACTTTCCATCTGTCCCGGACTGATTTTCAGTGCGCTCACCGATCAATTTCAGCTCGTTGTCGATGTATTTCACTGTAGTCTGCCCCTCTGGGCTGGCTTTCAGGTAATTCAGGATGGCTTCGCGGTTAAAACTCTTGCGATCAGCCAGTTCTGTGAGATCTGCGCGGGTCATTTGATGACGTTCGTACACATAGCGGCACTTTGACAGCTCGTCAGCACCCATATCCGGGTAAAAACGCCACACCGGGACGTAGTCGATGAACGGCACCACATAGGCTTCGCTCTTTTCGACCCACTTGCCGCCCTCGTTGACGAAAGTCGAACGCACACGGCGCTCTACCAATGGACCTTTGATGATCCCAGTGCCGAAAAGGTGACCCGAATGGATCGCCATCTTGCAAATCTTCTTGTATGCCACCTCAGCCAGTTGATCGTCAATGACCACGGCCATCTTCTTGGCTGCTGCCTTGCTGATCTTCAGGATCTCTTTGTCGATGATCTCTTTGGTGATCGGTGGCACAGGCCCATTCGGGTTCTGCTGGGCCATTTGTTGAGCCATCTGCTGCAACTGTCCGATAACGGCCCTACGCAACTGCTCTGGCACACTTGGAACTGGTGTCGAATCGACCTCCCAGTTCTTCTCAGACCCAGAAGGAAACAGCAAATCCTCAACGCGAGAGTCAACCGTCTTGACCTTGACACGGGTCTTGCGGACAAACGCCTTAGAGCGATTCACGCCCAGTGCAGCCAGCACTTCAGGGTCATACTGACCACGGTACTGACGCAAGTCTTTCAGCCAGCGCTCTTCAGTGAGGCGGCGCTCGCTCTCGGCCTTGGCAAACTCCATCAGCAGCTTGGCACCTAAAGCACCAAGAACAAGCGTGGGCCGGTCAGCCATTGCCTCTTTGGATGCCAGCGCGTATTGGAGTTCGTCGCTCATTTACTTCACACCGCCACGCTTGATGACGGGGTTGGCCTTGTCGTAGTCAGCCTGGGTTTCTGCGTAGCTAAATCCACCGCTTTGACGCTTCTCACGCTCAGCGAATGTCTCTTGCCTTGGACCCTGATAGCCAGCGCGAACCGTCTCGGTGACAGGCTTTGATGGCTTGCCGCGACTTGCCTGAGTGGATCCAGTGGTAACCTGTGTCTCTTTGCCTTTTGCGGCATCGAACCCTAGCGGTGCATCAGAAGCACGGATGCTATTCACACCTTTTGGGGCTGTGCTCGGCTTCTTGGCCTCACCCTTCATCTCAGTGGTGTACTTCTTGCCATTGAAGTCAAACACCGACTTGCCTGCTTTGCGAGCCTCTGCGAATGCTTGACTGAATGACGGCTTCGGCGGCGCAATGCGAGCCTCACCAGCAGCTTCAGCCGTCTTCATCATCTCGGCATCGCCAGCATGCTCTTCTGCGGGCGCTTTGGTTTCGTCAGCAGTCATGCCTGTGAATGCAGCCTGAAATTCTGCGATCTCGTCGTTTGGACCTGTAACTGCCATGATGGCTCCTATTTGTCACTGATAACGGTTATCAGTGAGAGTGCTATCAAATTAGGGTCCGTACCGGGTACGGACCCTCCTTAGTACCCTGCGTTTGTCGGTGCGGCTTTGGGTAATTCAACGCCGCGCTGCCTAGCGCCACGAAGCTTGTTTGAGCAAGCTCTTGAGCAGCACTCTTGGCCCTCTCGGTACTTGTTGTACGAAAACTCGGACCCGCAAACAAGGCATGTGCCCGTTGCTGTTTTGCGTCGCTGGTAACCTTCTTTTTGCTCGCAAGCATGGGAGCAAAAGCGTGACCTGCTGGCAAAGTATGTTTCGTACTCTTTACTGCATACGCTGCAAGTTGCCTTTACTGGCATTCTGTTTTGCCATGTCTCAAGGCCGTTCTTACTGTGCCAGGCAAGACCCTCTTCTGATGCGTGCCACTCTTTAGCTGCCTCTTGCGCTTTGGCTAAGTTCAGCTTATTGGCATCTCGGTATGCCTCATCCTGAAACCTCTCAAGCATGTGCTGTCGTTGATGCACGGTGCTCGGCAAGCAATCCAAGTTGCTTGGGTCGTTGTCTGTCCAATCGCCATTCTTGTGATGGATCTCATACCCATCAGGTATTGCCCCAAAGAACTCAGTCCAGATGCGCCGATGAAGCGACCTGATGGGCTGATTTTTGTCGCCGCTCTGGTAATACCTCTTGGACGACTGAAGGTGGAATCTTTCGCCTTTGTAGTCGATATAAGCTTGCATGTCGTTTGATAACCCTATGTTTGTAAAACGGCATATTTTAGCTGACACGCTGACACTTACATTCAATATCCGGCAGATGTTGCAGCCTTTTTTGGGGCTCTGTATGCCATATAGTCTGCTCTTGCGTTGACAATCGGTTCGGCCATCGTCAAAGCCAAGGCATCGGCTCCATCACTTGATCTCACGCCTCGCGCTTTCATTTTTTCCTTCTTCTCCAACAGCTTGCGGCCATTGGATGAAGTTGTCGGTTGCGGCGCAGTCAGATCACTGATCAGCGCGGCGTTGTTCGGTATGCGGCAGGGCTGATCATCAAACCATTCCTTCATCGTCCACCACATCTCGGCCCGCTTGTTCTCGTAGATCTCAGAGTCATTGGCACGAGTGGCGCTGTTGACTCCGATCACGTTCACATTCAACTCTTTAAGCCGATCAAACACACCAGCCCCAAGTCCGCCCTTGTCCACGAAAATCATCGCTGGCTGCATCTCTTTGGCGTACTCTGCCAACTTGCCTGCGATCTGCATCGTGTCTAGACCGTTGTGATACTCAATCCGGTGGCAGACTCGACCACGACGAAAGGCAATAGCGGTCCTGTCGGCGTCATTCATGCCATCACCTGCAGGGTCG